ATTCATTACAAAGCCTTCAGAGATGAGTGATGACTGGAAAGAAAAAAACAAAGATGTAAAATTTGAATTGCAAGACACACCACTCTATGATATGTTTTCTGAAGTGCGTGAGTTGTTGAGTAAATATAAAGAAGTGCATCGTGTTCGTTTCATGCAATTGAAACCTGGCGGTGGAGAACTTGAACGACACACGGATCAAGTTGATAAAGACTCTGGTGGGTCTAAAGGCAAACTAGCAAGACTACACATACCAATCATTACTAATCCAGACATGATTTTTACTGTGTGGGATACTAAAGGCAATCCACAGAAGGTGCATATGGAAGTTGGAGACTTGTGGTTCTTAGATACACGTAAGCCACATCAAGCAATCAACAATGGAACAGATAATAGAATTCACTTAGTCATAGACGCAATTTCTGAAGGAGAACTGTATGAGTCGCTTGTATCCTGAAGAAATTTCTGATATAATATCAGAATGGCAAGACCCTAATCCTGCACCGATAGTTGAGATGCACCATGGCTTTCATGTTGTGCGTGATGACTTGTTAGAGTATGGAAGTAAAAGTCGATTTATTGACCATCTTGTGAAGACTACCGAATGTGATGAATGGGTCTTTGGTGGTGCAAACAAAGTTGGTTGGGGTCCTATATCATTAACCTATGTGTGTAATCTCTATGGAAAAAAAGCAACGTTCTTCATGGCTAAACGCAAAGAACCTACATGGCATCAACAAAGAGTATTGGACCTTGGCGGTACTATTCATTGGGTTGACAATGGTATGCTTACTGTGACAAAAGCAAGAGCAAGACGTTATCAAGAAGAAGATACAAAGCACAGACAATGCTTGCCTTTAGGATTAGAACATCCATCTGTGCTTGCATCGATTGTTAAAGTTGCAAGAGATTTAAAAATCAAACCAACAGAGATTTGGACTGTTGCATCAAGCGGAACGTTGAATCGTGGATTACAAATGGCATTTCCCAATGTGCCTGCATATGCAGTAGAGATTGGACATAAGATGAGTGACTACGAAAAAGGTCGTGCTGTGACAATGCGTTCGCCATACAAGTATGACCAAGTAGTTGAAGAGAGTCAAGCACCACCATATCCATCTGAGAAATACTACGATGCTAAACTTTGGCAGTTTGTAGTGAGTAGTGGGAAACCAGGCGCACTAATCTGGAATGTAGCGTAATTAATATTCAAAGGAGTCGAAACATGAGTACAGAAGAAGATAAATTTAAACATTCTAAACGAATCCTTAAAGATGAAAATGCAATACGAAAGCAATTGAAAATTGCAAAAGCATATAACATACCAGTCGAATCTCCTCATCAGTTTGCTAAACATCATGCAATGAATTGTGGAAATCCTAATTGTGTAATGTGTGGAAATCCTAGAAAAATTTTTAAAGAGAAAACAATTCAAGAGAAACGTTTTGAACAAACTGAACGATATAAAGAAGATAATGATTAAAGAAAAATATCTTGGCGCATATATGCAAACCGCAAGAATCTTTGCAGAATTGAGTAGCGCAAAACGTAAACATGTTGGTGCTGTAGTTGTTAAAGATGACAGAATCATTTCAATCGGCTACAATGGTATGCCAAGCGGATGGGATAATGATTGTGAATTTGTTAGTCATACAGATTTTACTGGCACGATAGTAACAAAAACAAAACCAGAAGTTCTTCATGCAGAATCTAATGCAATTGCTAAACTAGCAAAGTCTACCGAGAGTGGTGATGGTGCAAGTATGTTTATCACTTGCGCCCCATGCATGAATTGTGCTAAAATGATATTTCAAAGCGGCATCAAAGAAGTATTTTACGGTGAAGACTACCGTGATGATGATGGTATTCGTTTCCTAAATAAATGCGGAATAACTGTAAAACAAATAACATGACAAAACATTTTTATGAACGTAACGATTGGTTGTTGAACCACGAAACAAACAAGACATTTGAAGAAGTACAATGGATGACTGAAGACGAATTTCGTCAATGGTTCATCGATTTGCGTAAAGCAGTTGTACACTCATGGGACACTATGGGTCAACCACCAAGAGTTGGTTGGAGTGAAGATGCAATTAAAAAGCAATTCAAAGAGATGTATGGATTTCCTGTGCATGAGTTTGAACATGTAGATGAGTTGACTGGTGAGAAAGATGTAATTCGAAACACTAGCGTAGTTGGCAATGCGGCTAATCAATGGTTCCCGACTATGATGAAGACACGCATTAACTATACTAAGAATGATGATGGACTTTCAATCTATGACCACTTTCTCAAAGATGAATTACTTGAGAAGACGTTAAAGTATTCCAAGCGACATTTCAAGCGTGATTCGTTCTATGCATATTCAAACACAATCAAAGTCAATGAGATTATCAATGTCGGTTCTTATAACGTGAAGTTTAAGAATGGCGATGATTTTGTTCGTTGGTTTGAAGAGAACAATATTCGTCAATATGGTTATGACTATTGGGTAGAAAGCCGTGATGATGATGAAGAGTATACTGGCTACAATGAAGAACTTAAAGATGCAAAGTATCTTGAAGTGACACAAGATATTCTAGATACAATTCCAGTTAAGTCTACAATGAACATCAAGTCGCATGACCAGAAGAAGTATCGTCTGCGTATGTACAAGTATGGACAAAAGATTTTTCCTGTCGGCTTAAAAGCATTCCGAGTATCGTGGTGCCAATATGCTGTTAACTTTCCACCATTGACTGCAAAACTTCTGTATGAAAAATTTACTAGACACGTTAAGAACCAAGATAGAATTGTTGTTTACGATCCCTCTTCTGGTTGGGGTGGGCGTATTTTGGGTGCTATGGCTTCTCGCACTTCTCTTCCTTTACACTATGTGGGTACTGATCCTAATACCGATCACACTATTAATGGCGATAGAGGCAGTCCTAGTACTAAATATGCCGACTTGGCTAATTTCTATAACTCCTCAAAGAACGAAGGAGTTTTGTTTGAACAGTCCAACACTTATGAAATTTTTCAACTTGGTTCGGAAGTTGTCCGAGATGATAGTTCGTTCCAAAAGTACAAGGGCGAATTAGACATGGTGTTCACTAGTCCTCCTTACTTTGCTAAGGAAGCGTATAGTGAAGACCCAACTCAATCGTATAAAAAGTTTACTGGCTATGATGCATGGCGTGAAGGCTTCTTGCGTCCAACGCTAGAGACTGCGGTTGAGTATTTGCGTAATGACAGATATTTACTTTGGAATATTGCTGACGCTAAGTTTGGTGCTGACATGTTGCCACTTGAAAAAGATAGCAAAGACATTTTGGAATCACTCGGTATGCAATTCAAAGGTGTCGTTAAGATGGCACTCGCACAAATGCCAGGCGGTAATCGTATTGATCCTGACACTGGTTTACCTAAAGCAAAGAATTTTTGCAAGGTAAACGGAATGTGGTTGAAGTATGAACCGATTTTTGTTTTTTATAAGCCATGACGAATGAATATTGTCTATCCCCAATGACAATAGATGAAATAAAAAATTTAGTCGGAACTACATTTATATCATCTTTTCAAAAAGAAATGGACTCTATATTAAAGCCATTACAAAAACATATTGAAAAAGGAAGACCATTATCTTTAGGAAAAGAAATATGGGAATATGCGATATCTGATAGTATAGTAAATGGTGAATGGTGTGGTGCGGGAAGTAATATTGTTGATGTTAAAATAGGAAATGATATTGGCATAGATGTTAAGAGTATTAGTATAAGCGGAAACAAAACTAATAGTTCTAGCATGTATCAAACTTTCTACGGAGAAACAAAAAAACACTTTGACAATAATAATACTGAAAATTTATGGGATTTGTTTGTTAATGGTTGGTACAACAAAACCACTTCTATAAAAAATTATTATCTGATGGCAATTATTAGAGAAAGAGAAACTCTAGATTGTTCTTTATGTTGTTTTAAACTTAACCCAAATATTCCTGTAGTATATTCTAATAATTTACGTAAGTTAAATAAAAAAACAATGAAAGTTGATGGTATTGTTAGTGATGAATATGCTCATATGGTGGTATATGTTAGTAAAACTAGATTAGAAATATCTTTTAAAAAGAAGTTGTGGGAATCTAAAAATCATACTCTAAAAATATATAAAAATCCTTGGTCAACACAATCAAATTTAATTAAATTTTTTATTTCAGACCCCGCAAGTGATTGATCTATAAGGGTTTTTTTCTGTCTTTTTACGGAAAAACCCTCTATTTCACACAAATGTGTTGTTTTAATGCTACACTACGTCAAATATTCGTTGACTTCTGTTCCTACTATGCTATACTGTATACATAGATTGAGATTACAGAGGAACTTACATGTCACATATCGAACGTCCTGGTGCCTACGAAGCCGCTATCAAGCGTAACATCTTGAACAATGCTACCAAAACTTTCTACAGGACATATCCTGATGCTGGCGATATTGTCACATTCCTGAATGCTAATTACAAAAATTCGTTTTACTCAAACCTTCTTCATTCGTTGGACACCTACGGCAAGTTAACGGAAAAACAAGTCCTTGCTGTACGCAAGTCTATGGCAACAATGGCTGAACGTAAAGCGCAATGGCAAGCCGAAGCGGTTGCTAAAAATGCAACCCGCACATTCGTTGGTACTGAAAAGAAAAAGATTACTGTTACCCTTACAGTTAAAAAAGCAATTGTGGTTGATCGTCCTCGCTTCCACTACTATGATTCTGGCACCAGTCTTCTCCGTATTTGTGAAGATGCCGTTGGCAATGTTATCGTATTCAGCGGCAATGCAGATTTTCCTGCTGAAGGCGAGACTGCCACTATCACCGCTACCGTAAAGATGCACCGCTACTATAAGCAAGGTGACATTGAAGTGCCACAGACAGTTATCATCCGTCCCAAGACTGTTGCAACGGCACAACAACCTGTTGCAGAAACCGCTTGACATTTTAATCCACTTGAGTTAAGATACATACATGCTTAATAAACAAATTTCAAAATCCACTTTAGCAAAGTTACTTGCTACAGAGAATATTTCGGTAGACTATCGTAAGGTGCAGACTGCATCATTCGATATCGTGAATCGCCGTCTTACTCTTCCCATTATGAATGACACCACACCAGAAATGACGGACCTTTTGGTCGGGCATGAAGTGGGTCACGCATTAGATACACCACAAGCATACGTTGAATCGGCTAAGGCTGGTGGTTCTGCATTTTCTACATTCTTGAATGTTGTTGAAGATGCACGGATTGAACGTAGAATGAAAGATCGTTATCCTGGTTTGCGTAAACCAATGGCTATTGCATATCGTCAATTTACTGAACGTGACTTCTTTGGCATCAAAGGTCAAGATGTAAACGCAATGATGTTGATTGATAGAATTAATTTGCATTTTAAAATTGGTGCAATGGCTGGCATCAAATTCAATGCCGAAGAAATGGTGTATGTTAACGAAGTTGAAAAAGCAGATACGTTTTCCGAAGTGAAGGACATTACCGAACGTCTGTATGCTTTCTGCAAAGCAGAGTTAGAACAAAAGCGTGAAGATGCTAAAAAAGAATTCGAAAAGCGCAAGGCTGATGGCGAATTTGATGACAATGAAGATTTTGGTGATGATAGTTTCGGTGATGCCGAAGACTATGAATACAAGAATCCTAATGATTTTGATTCTGGCTCTGATGACAGCAATGAGGATGAGGACTACGAATCCGAAGACCGCTTTGACAATGGCTACTCTAACGAACCCACTTTTCAAGACGCTATGCCTAATGAGTTGAAGGCGTATGGTGATGAAGTTAAATCTGTAACCGATGAGAAATTTCAAAAGGCTTTGAAAGGTCTTGCCGAAACAAAAGAAATTTATGTTGGTAAAATTGCTAGTCAATCTAAAATCAATGTAAAAGAATATGTTGTTCCGTTTAAAGAGTTAAAATTCTTTAATGATGAATTGTACAATGATCCTGAGTTGGAACCACACCAGCGTTATGATTCTACTTTGCTAACAAAATTTGAAGCCAAGAATAAAAATCCAATTGCGTATCTTGTAAAAGAATTTGAAATGAAAAAGAAAGCGGCTGAATTGCGCCGTGTAACAGTCTCCGATACTGGTACGCTGGACACCAACAAGTTGCATACTTACAAATTCAATGACGATATCTTCCGTAAGATTGGTTCTGTTGCTGAAGGTAAGAATCACGGTATTGTGATGTTCATTGACTGGTCTGGTTCTATGCAAGATAATCTGTCTGGCACAATTGAACAGTTGATTACAATGGCAACGTTCTGCCGCAAAGTGAATATTCCGTTTGATGTTTATGCCTTCAGTACCGAATATCAAAAGGCTAAAAAAGAATATGTTCCTGCGCCAGAAGGTCAATTGCAAATTGATAATTTTTCTCTGTTAAACATTTTGTCTAGCAGTATGAAGAATCCAACATATCGTAAATTTGCAAATGATTTGTTGCAAGTGGCTGAGGCATATCAACCTTATGTAAATCATCGTAGAAATTACAAGTCTAGTTATATCTGTGATGGTATGGGACTTGGTGGTACTCCGTTGAATGCAACAATTCAGATTGCATCTAATGTCGTGAATGATTTCCGTAAACGTACTCGGTCCGAAATTGTGAATGTTATCTTTTTGACTGATGGAGAAGATTCTTCTACTCTTTGGACTGATAATGAATTAGGTCGTAGTGTTCGTATCGGACCTTCTGACTTCCGTTCAGTATCTTACATTGAAGATAAAGATTCTGCAAAAACTTATCGTGTAAGTGACAAAGGTGTAACACCTACTCTGTTGGAAATTCTAAAGGATCGTACTGGTTGCAATTTGATTGGATTCTACATTCTGCCAAAAAGCAAACGTTACTTCCAAAATGCAATGTCACGTTTCAACATGATAATGACGGATGATGGATACAAACAGTTCCGTAATGAAAAGTATTTTTCGGTTAACGGATATGGCTACTCAGAATATTTTCTGATTCCTGGTGGTGATGATTTGTCTACCGATGATGATTCGCTATCAGACATTCTTGGCGAAGCCAAAGATGTTTCTGCACGTAAGTTGAAAGGTGCATTTTTGAAAATGAACCAAAATCGTTTGACTAATCGTGTTCTTCTCTCTAAGGTAATCAAGGAAATTGCTTAATGTTGCGTAAAAACAACAGTTTAAATAACCCTTGACTTACCATAAATACTCTGTTATACTACTAGTATTGAAATTGATTTTTAACTGAAAGGCAAATTATATTATGATTACGCAAAGTGAAAAAGTTGCATTCGTTACTGAAGCCGCCAAACGTTTCGGTGCCATTGTAACCCGCCAACAATTGGTGACACTTTCTGAAGAGACTGGCACCAAGCGCCAGTTCTGGCTTGAAGCCGACCAGTACCGAGTTGGTCGTGGCAAGTATCAGTTGCCCCTCCAAGAATTTAACGTTAACATGGCTGGTCTTGCACTAGTGCAATCCACTCCAGTTCCTTCTATGCCAATTACTGAACCCATCAAGGCTCCTGTTGCAAAGGCAGTAGCAAAAATGTCTTCCGTTGCACGTATGCAAGAAGGCGCAATTATTCCTAAAGTGAATTCTCTGTATGTTCCTTTTGGATTCTTTGACAACATGAAACGTATTGTTGCATCGAAGAAATTTTATCCGGTATTCGTTTCTGGTCTCTCTGGTAACGGCAAGACCTTCATGGTCGAACAGGCATGTGCCCAATTGAAGACTGAATGTCTCCGTGTGAATATTTCACCAGAGACTGATGAAGATGATTTGATTGGCGGCTTCCGTTTGATTGACGGTGAGACAAAATGGTTTGATGGTCCAGTTGTTCAAGCAATGAAGTCTGGCGCCGTTTTGATTCTCGATGAAATTGATCGTGGTTCAAATAAACTAATGTGCTTGCAAGGTGTACTTGAGGGCAAAGGTTTGTTTGTTAAAAAGACTGGTGAGTTTGTTGAGCCAATGCAAGGCTTCAACGTTATCGCTACCGCAAACACCAAAGGTAAAGGTGATGAGACTGGTCGCTACATGGCCGCAACAATTCTTGATGATGCGTTCCTTGAGCGTTTCCCAATTACAGTTGAGCAAGAATATCCTGACGTTAAAATTGAAACAAAGATTTTGACTAAGTTGTTTGCAAGCCTTGGTATCGATGACAAAGCATTCGCAGAGAATCTTGTGAAATGGGCTGATATCATTCGTAAGACTTTCGAAGAAGGTGCTATCGATGAATTAATTTCCACTCGCCGCTTGTCGCACATTGCTGAAGCCTATACTATTTTCAATGATAAGATGGAAGCAATCAAGTACTGTATCAACCGCTTTGATGCAGAAACCAAAACATCATTCCTTGATTTGTATACCAAGATTGATGCTGGTATCGATCCAACTGCCGAAGTGAATCCTGCGCCAGCAGTTGATGAAGTGCCGTTCTAAATCTCCTTGGCAGTAATGCCTTTGAGGCTACGTAAAGTAGCCTCTTTTTTTATATATAAATATGTGATCGTAATTTAACAACATGGAGAAAATATGCAATTTGAAATTGATATTGAAAAACTGAGAACTAAAAAATTGTTTATTGCAACACCGATGTATGGCGGACAATGCCACGGGTCTTACACTAAAGCAGTTTCCGACTTAATGGTACTATGTACCAAATATGGAATTGAAGCGAGACTATTCTTTATCTTTAATGAATCACTAGTGCAACGTGCTAGAAATTACTTGACAGATGAATTTGTCCGAAGTGAAATGGATTACATGCTTTTCATTGATAGCGATATTCATTTTGAAGCACAAGACATTTTTGTTATGATGCACCATGCAATCACTAGAGATGACATGGATGTTATTTGTGGTCCATATCCAAAGAAAGCAATTTCTTGGGAAAAAATCAAAACGGCAGTAGACAAAGGTTTTGCAGACCAGAATCCAAATCAATTGGAAGAGTTTGTTGGCGACTACGTTTTCAATCCAGCAGAAGATACACAAACATTCCGACTTGACGAACCAGTTCAAGTGAAGGAAAGCGGTACTGGATTTATGCTTATTAAGAAAACTGCGTTAGAGAAATTCGACAAAGCATTCCCAATGCAAAGTTACAAACCAGATCATGCACGTACAGTAAACTTTGATGGTAGCAGAGAAATCATGGCTTACTTTGATTGCGTTATTTGTCCAGACACAAAACGTTATCTCTCTGAAGACTATATGTTCTGCCAGTGGATGCGTAAAGCTGGTGGTAAGATTTGGTTGCTTCCATGGTTGCGTTTGAAACATGCTGGTACTTATATCTTTGGTGGTTCGTTAGCCGCACTAGCCGCTATCAATGCATCACCAACAGCAGGTGAAAATGTTCCTAAAAGAGGAAACGGTGTGTAATGATTGACTATCGTTATAATGAAGATAAGACTTTGGAAGAACTGAAGTCTTATATTGATGCAACATACGGGCAACATTACTCCCGTGATAAATTTCAAGCAACAGAATTCATCATCGATGGTGGACATGGTGAAGGATTCTGTATTGGAAACGTGCTGAAATATGCACAAAGGTATGGCAAGAAAGATGGACGTAATCGTAAAGACTTGCTAAAAATTTTACACTATGCTATAATCATGCTACACGTACATGACTTGAATGAAGGAAAACAAAATGAAACTAAGTGAATCAACAATCAATGTGTTAAAGAATTTCTCTAACATTAACTCCGGTATGCTAATCAAAAGCGGAAACATTATTCGAACTATTTCGAAACAACAAAACGTTTTAGGTAAGGCTACTGTAACAGAATCATTTGATAGCGACTTTGTTATCTATGACTTGAATCGTTTTCTAGGTTTGGTTGGTTCTCTAACTGATCCAGAAATCGTAATTAACGATGCGGCTAAAAACTTGACAATCAAATCTGGTTCGTCAAAAACTACATACGGACTTTCTGATGAGTCTATGATTGTTGCGCCGCCAGCAAAAGAAATTAAAGTGGAAAATGCTGAAGTGAATTTTCGACTGACAAAAGACGATTTGAATCAAGTATTGAAGTTGTCTGGCATCTTGGGTCTTCCAAACATTGCAGTTGTTGGTGATGGTTCTGAAATCTCTATCTCCGCACTTGATGTTAAAAATACTGACTCTGATAATTTCTCAATCAAAGTTGGTGAAACTACATCCAATTTCAAAATGATTTTCAATACAGAAAACTTGAAGATGATCCCTGGTACATATGATGTTGCAATTTCATCTAAAGGTATCTCACACTTCAAACATAGCACAGACCCAATTGAATATTGGATTGCTACTGAAGCTGGCTCTAAGTACGAGGGTTAATATTATGAGTAATGTAATTGTTCCTTCTTCTCCAGAAGATCGTAAAAAGATTTTAGATGCACTTGTTGAAATTTCAAACTCACTTACTCGCATTGAAGCAGAACGTGATTTGATTAAAGACATTCTCACTACAGTTGAAGATAAATTTGAGTTGCCTAAAAAGTATACTCGCAAACTTGCAAAAATTTATCACAAACAAAACTTCACCGAGGTCCAACAAGAACAAGACGATGTTGAGACCCTTTATGAGAGTGTGGCTAAGTAACACTCGCTTGCATTCTAACCTGCAATGTGTTAGAATATATTTTTTATGTTATGATAAGGTGAATACATGCTACAAGATTTTTTGTGGGTAGAAAAATATCGTCCTCAAACTGTTGAAGATACAATTCTTCCAGCGGACATGAAAGCAACATTTCAAAAATTTGTTGACGATAAAAATGTTCCAAACCTAATTCTCACAGGCGGTCCTGGTGTTGGTAAGACTACCATCGCTAGGGCTATGCTTGAAGAACTTGGGTGTACTTATATTGTTATTAACGGATCGATGAACGGAAACATCGATACCTTGCGAAATGAAATTAAAAACTTTGCATCGACCGTTTCCTTTTCTGGTGGAAGAAAATATGTCATACTTGACGAGGCTGATTACCTTAATCCTCAATCTACTCAACCCGCACTCAGGAACTTCATGGAAGAGTTTTCTGCTAATTGTGGTTTTATCCTTACTTGCAACTTTCTCAATCGTATCATCGCACCTCTTCACAGCCGATGTTCTGTTGTACAGTTTAAGATAAACGCCGCAGACAAGCCAAAACTTGCTGGTCGTTTTATGAAACGTATGACTGGCATTCTGCAAAAAGAAAACGTAGAGTTTGAAGAAAAGGTTGTTGCTGAACTTATTATGAAGCACTTTCCTGATTGGAGGCGTGTTCTTAATGAACTGCAACGTTACTCTGCTACAGGTAAGATTGATACTGGAATTCTTGCAAATATCTCAAGTGACAATTTCAAGGTATTAGTTGAACGATTGAAAGCAAAAGATTTTACAGGTATGCGTAAGTGGGTTGCAGAAAATCTAGACAATGAACCATCAGTATTATTCAAACGAATCTTTGACAACAGCAATGAATGCTTAAAGCCTGATTCTGTTCCACGTATAGTTCTATTGCTTGCCGACTATCAATACAAGTCTGCATTTGTTGTTGACCAAGAAATTAACTTTGTCGCTTTCTTGACAGAAGTGATGGTTGACTGTGAATTCAAATGACACCGTTTGACTACCTAAACGCAATCAACCAATCAAAAGAAAATATGATGGTTGGTACTGACAATGATGACTTAGCCGAAAAATCGTACAATGCGTACATCGTTAATAAAGGGCTATCTTACTTTTCAGACACCGTACTCTATGCAAATGAGATGAACAGCCGTCATCTTTTAGATAATAAACCACAGTTTCTCTATTTACTAAATACCATCAGACCACGAAAAAGGTTCAGCAAATGGTTTAAAAATGAAGTAGTAGAAGATATTAATGTGATTTCAGAATATTTTGGCTATAGTTATGCTAAAGCCAAACAAGTACAGAATCTCATAACTTCCGACCAACTTAAAATCATGCGACAAAAACTAGAAAAAGGTGGATTGAAGTCTAAGGAGAAAAAAAATGGCGGTGAACATTGAAGATTTATTGGAAATAAGATTAAAGCAAGAGGATGATTTTCTTAAAGTAAAAGAAACACTAACACGTATTGGAGTTGCATCTCGTAAAGACAAAACACTATATCAGTCTTGTCATATCTTGCATAAAAAAGGAAAATATTATATTGTACATTTTAAAGAGTTATTTGCCCTTGATGGTAAACCAACCGACTTTGAAGAAAATGATTTAGCAAGACGAAATACAATTGCAAAGTTATTAGCCGAATGGGGACTGATTGAAATCGTTCCGAAAGCAACAAACGCTGAAGAACCAATTGCACCATTGTCTCAAATCAAAATCATATCTTACAAAGAAAAAAATGATTGGCTCTTAACCGCTAAATATAATATTGGAAACAAGAAAAAGGAAATAGAATAAAATGGAAGAACTAATACAATCATTAAAAGTGACTTTAGCAAATCACTATGCATTTTATTTGAAAACACATTACTATCATTGGAATGTAACAGGCTCTAATTTTCCGCAGTATCATAATTTTCTAGAAGGAATCTATACTGAAGTTTATGGTGTTGTTGACCAAATTGCAGAAGAGATTCGTGGATTGGATGCATATGCACCAGGAAGTTTTAATCGATTCATTCAATTGTCTCAAATTCAAGGTGATGAAACTGTACCACCTGCTGAAGTAATGTTACAAAGATTATTGGATGATGTTCCTGTAATGTTGGCAAACATTGAACGCACATATGAACTTGCCGAACAAGTACATGCACATCATATCAGTAATTTCTTAGCAGAAAGACAAGATGCATTTAATAAACATGCATGGATGCTTAGATCAACATTGAAAAAAATGGCATAAATAAATTTGTCAACGAAAATAGCTTGACAAACGTTATATTATATGAGATAATGTTATCTCAAAACAAATTAGGAGATTTTATGAAATCCATGACAGTATTGACAGCAGTAGCACTTACTACTCTCTCCCTAGTTGCCGTTGCGGCAGACAAACCAGCAGTAACAAAACCTGCGCCTGCAACAACAGCATCATCAGCACCTGCCGCTAAAGCAGACTCTAAAGAGAAAAAACACCCAAAGGTGAAAAATCCTAAAGAGAAAGCCGCAAAAAAAGCACAGGCTGATTCATCCGCTAAGAAATAATTCTTAGTAATTTTTTATCATTAATTGATGAGGTATTTAAAATGGCATTTGTAAATTCTAGCAAAACACAGACAGAACTCTTGGTATCGTACTTACGTGGTACAGGTCGTGGAATCTCTGCACCCCAAGCAAGGTCTTTGTTTGGCGTTAAAAACCTTCGTGCCCGTATGAGCGACTTGCGCCAGTGCGGTTATAAAGTTCGTACATCAATGAACACAGAAGGTAATACAACATATTTTGTTTCACGCAGAATGGTTGGACAGGCTTAAGC